TGTGGAATAATCCGAAACAACAACAACACTGCCGCCGCCGCCAACCGTTCCGCCTCCAGTAAATCTCCCCATTGCGGACGGCAAATCGTGATTATGACTCTTGAACGCATCCGCCTGCGCGGAGCCAAACACGCGAGCAGCATCAATGCCTCTGCCATCATCCCAACCGCGAACAAACTCACCGCGAAGGTCAGGAAGGTTGAACGTTGTTGACCCGTCACCAGCCCCATGAAGGGTGCCAATTTTTGCATATAGCGGCGCGTAAGTTGTTCGCGAAACGGCTGCGCCGTTACACTTCAGAAACCCTGTAGGGGCGCTATCCATGGCAAACCATGAAACCTGCCCAATCAATGCATCAGCGGCAAGCTTGCCGGCAAGCGCGGCGGTCGTCGCCGCATCATCGGCCTTATCGGCGAGAGCGGCCACCACAGCTGCCAACCCGGACTCGTTGCCCTCGATCTGCGCCACCAGTTCGAGCCATGTGTCGAGCGCCGCCGGTGCGGTGGCGGTCAGTTGCGCGATCACCAGATCGACAACCTGCTGCCCCGTCAGGTGCCTGGCCAGGCCGGATCGCAGCACAATGAACAGGTCAGCCAGTTCGGCGCTGGCGACCGCCGGAAGGCCGGAGATCAGGATTTCATCGTCAGCCATCGGATTACCTCAAGGCCTGGAGTACGAGAGTGCCGGCCGGTGACGTTGGGTCCGAATTCCAGTCCGATGTGACCGTGGCGGCGACGGTATATCGTGTGACGGTCTTGGAGATCGAATTCGCGTAGCCGTTCAACAGGACGCCCTGGCCCTCCATGTTGCCGGTCACGATCGCGAAAGGGGTTCGAGCCCAGTTGACGGTAAATGTGTTCGAATAGCTGGCGCTGGCCGTGGCGCCGACCGTGCCGGCGCCCGAGGCTGTCTGCTCGCTCTCAAGCCGCGCCTTGTTCGCCAGATTGGTGATCGTCGCCACATTGCCGGCGCTGGTGACGATGCGGGCGATCAGCATGTCATCATAGGTACTGTCGAACGCCACGTTGCTTTCGGCCAGAACCGAGGGGTTGTAACCGCTGTCGGCCAAATCCTCGAGGCTGAAACCATCCACCGGGTTCCAGCGCAGATGATAGGTCTTGTTGGCAAGCGTGGTGAAGGTGCGGTCATCCTCGATGTAATCGGAGGTCGAGACCGGATAGATGCCCCGGTGCTGGAAGGCCACCAAGGTCGGCACCTGCACCGTGCCGGCCGACGGGCTGGTCACGTTCATCTTGCCGTCGGCGCTCTGGATCTCCGGAAAGATCGGCAACCGCGCCTGGGCCTGGCTGACCAGCAGGAACTGGGATGTGTCGCCGCCGCCGGTGGCAGCCGCGATTGCCGCCTCGATCGCCTTGCGCAGCTGCTGCAGGTCGGTGTTTGCCGGCGTCAGGCCAAAGAACGAAATGACGTGATCGATCTCGCGCTGCGGATACTCGACCGCCGCGGCCGGGACAATCGAGCCCTTGGTGCCGGCCGAGCGGTTGCCGTCGACATAGGGGGCATCAGCCGCCTCGCCGAGGGGTTGGACATATTTCATCGGAGCATCTCCGTCAGGTTGAGAGGGACGAGGCAAGCACCGGCATGACCAGTTTCTTGCCGGTTTCGGTGACAATGCGGGCGCCGGTCTCGGTCACGAGATAAGGCCCGATCAGCTGTTCGGCGTAGTTGAAAACGACGATCGTCCAGGCCGGGGTGATGCGCCGGATCTCGCACTCGAGCGTGTCGTGATCGAAATCGAGCAGCCGGTCCGCGCCGGCCTCGCTGATCCCGGCTTCGAACTGGGTGAACGGCGCATCGCGCACCAGCACCACCCACTGGCTCTCGAGCGCCGCGTTCGACAATTCGCCAAGCCCGAGACATGCGCTTTCGCCGCAGAGAAAGGCGGCGGGTTCCTCGATCGCCACGACATAGCCGAGGCGCGCCGCCAGCCGCACCACGTCCGGCGGCGTGATGGTGGCGAGCCGCGCAACCCGCGCTCTGAGTGTCGCGAGCCGCTGATCCGCCGTCTGGCTGTCGCCGGCGCACTCGGACGGCAGGCCGAAATCGGCCTCCCAGTCCTCAAGGCTGTCGATCAGCGAGGCCGAGCGCGATTCCTCGGTCAGCCGCCAGGCCTTCGCATAGAGATCGACAAAGGGCGACAGCAGGGCCCGGGTCAGCCCGGCGATCCTGCTGCCGGTCGATGGCGCCTCGCCGTCCGGCGTGCCCCAGGCCGAACCACGCGGCCACAGCGAAAGGCCCGAGAACAGCAGCCCCTCGACCGTGGGTGCACTCAGCGCATCGCGCGGGTCGATATCCGGCGCCTGAAACCCGTCATCCGGGTCGATGAGAAACACAGGCCCAAGATCGGCTGCGTGGAAGTCCGTCCAGTCTTCGTTGACGTGCCATGTCGACATGGTGTCAGGCCCAGCTGATGGTGCCGAGCACCGGCAGTTCGCCGGGCTGGAACACGGGCCCCGCCGCCGGGGCGGAAAGCACATGACTGTTCTCGCCCGCCACACCGGAGATAACCTCCGAGATCCAGGCAAGCGGCAAGGTGAACGGATCGCCCGGCAATCCGGGCCGCAACCGGGTATCCTTGAGGCTTGCGTCATAGAACGATGTCAGCGCCTCGGTGACAGCCGTGCGCATCGCGGCGGTGTCGGGCGACAGCGCGATGGTGTGATCGACAGGCACGGCGACCGGGGCCATGGTGTAGTAACGGGCACGGACCAGGCGCAGACTCTCGATGTAGGAATCCACGGCGGCGAGATCACCGGCTTCCGGGATGCCGTTCACGCGGCCGTCGAACAGGATCCAGACCCCGACGGTGCCGAAGCCGTTGGCGAAGTTCGCCGCCCAGGCGCTGACGACGCCGGGCACTTCCAGCGCCCAGTTTTCATAATCCGGCAATGCGCCACCCTGCGGCGGCGAGGCCTTGCGCTTGAGGCCGCGGGCGCGCATGTCCTCGATCGATTCAATGTCGGCGCCACCGCCGAGCCCGCCGGTCGAGACAGCAACCGTTTCCGGCAGCGTCGGGTAGAGCGCGGGATCGGCAAGCAGAAGTTCGGCGGCAGCGTCCCTGTTGGTTGCGGCGCCGGAGCTTTCGGCCTGCACATTGGCGGTGAACACGCCAAGTGCGTTAGCGGTGAAAGACGCGGTCGTCACATAAGTGACGCCGGCCGACACGAACCGCACTCCTGCCGGGTAAATGGCGTTTGCCTGCCCGGTGCCGGTGACCTCGCCCGAGGCCGCCGAGGCGGGTTTTTGCAGGATCCGGTATTCGGCGCAATGCAGCCGGATGATGGCCTCGCTGGTTGCCGTCGAAAGGTACAGCTGCCGGAAGATCCATTTCAGCCGGAGCTCGTATTCATGCGCCAGCAGCGCCTGCACCTTGCCGATGACCCGCAGCACGTTCTGCTTGAGGCTGGCATCGGTGCCCGGCAGATATTGCCGCATGGCCCCGCGAACCGAGGCCGAAATCTCGTCAAGCGAGCGAATGGGAAAGGCCATTATCGGTGCTCCATGCGGGCATTGAGAACAGAGGCTTTAGGATCGGCCCCGACGCTAAAGGCGGTGGAGCGTCCGACCGGACGCCGCGGATCGTTCCGCGCCCCGCCGGAGCGGAAGCGAGCAAAGCGAGCGGTGCGCCGCGTGAGGCAATCAGATGTTCCCATTCAACTGCTCCCACAAAACTGCATATTTCTGGTCATGAACCTGGCTGCCGTCGCGGCCGTAACCGGTGATGGTCAGCACAAGCGTGGATCGGGCGGGATCAGCTGCGGCGCTGACATCGAAGCGCGCCACCGCGCCCTGTTCGATGAGCGTCTGCAGTGCCGCGCGGGTGTAATCCTCGGCAAGGATCTCGACATCCGACGTGATGGCACGGCGGCGAAGCAGCCAGAGCTTGGAACCAAGCGGCGGCTCGTCAGCATCGCGGTCGAAACTGTCACCGGGCCAGCCGCGGTTGATGTCGCCATCGCGCAGTTCGGTCGCCTCGGCGCGCGCATCGGTCATCAGGCAGATCAGGATGGCGGTCGCCAGCGCCTGGGTGGCGCGCAGCCCGCCCGGGTTGACCGGATCGTCGATCGATGTGGTGGCCAGGTCGCCGACACGTCCGTTCCAGACAAGATCCGGATCAAGCAAGGGCTCGGAGGCCGGCGAAAGCGGAACGATCTTCATGTCGCAAACACCCCGGCGGCGAAGTTGCTGGCGTCGGTATCCCCTGCGCTGTCGACCGTGCCTTCCGCCGACACCGGACGGGACGCGCCCGGCCCGCCGAGATAGACCACACCCTCGAGGATGATCTCCGGCGCGATGAT